GCTGCGGGCAGCAACTTCGCGTGCGGGCTCGGCGTCGACGGCACGATCGCGTGCTGGGGCGTCACCTACGCCGGGGTGTCGACGCCGCCGGAGGGGACGTTCACGGCGGTCTCCGCGAGCGGGGACGGCGCATGCGCGGTGCGGGCGGATGAGGGGATCACGTGCTGGGGCGAAGACGACGGCGGCGAGCTCACCCCGCCGGCCGGTGCCTTCGAGCGCGTCGTCGTCGCAGGCTCGTTCACGTGCGGTCTCCGCGTCGATGGCGGCGCGGAGTGCTGGGGCTTGGGCGGCGCCGGGCTCGACGACATCCCGTGATCGAACTCGCCTGCGGCGCGTGTTGCTGCCTCGCCGCCAGCCTCGCGTTCAGCGCACTCCTCCGAAGCGCCGCGAAGCCCGCGCGGCGTAGGCGCGCACGGGCGCCGGCCCTCGACGTCGCGGTGGGGACGTACGTGCCGGGGAAGCAGGCCGCGGACAACTACGGGATCACGCGGTTCCAGTGGTCGACCGCCGGGGACCCCGGCGTCTGCGAGGAATGCCGCGCACTCGACGGGAAGATCTTCCTCTACGCGGAGCCGCCCCCGCAGGGGCTTCCCGGAGAGCGTGAGGGGTGCCGGTGCACGGATCTGGCTGTGCTTCCCGATGACGACGTCGCGGAACTGCTCGCGAGCGGGCGAGCCCGTGCCGCTCGGGAGAGCGCGCAGGAGGCCCGCGGCGAGCCCGTGCCGCGCCGACAGACCTGCAGCGACCCGATGCCGAAGCGGCCGCGCCGGCGCCGGTCCAAGTAGGCCGGCGCCAGGCTCGCGCTACCGCTGCGGGATCGCGAGCCACCGGTACGGGAGGCCGTCGTCGGCGGGGTCGACGCGCACCCAGCGCGAGGAGCGGTTCCCGCGCGCGACGCGGTGCACCGTCGAGGACGTCGCCGCGAAGAGAGCGGCGCCGTCGGTCGCGACGTAGGCGCCGCCAACGGAAACGAAGCGCCACATCGTGGAGAGGTCCGCCTTCGACAACGCGAGCGCGGCGTCCCCGGTGACGCCGCCGCCGACGATGAGCATGTCCTGGTCGACGGAGAGACGTCGCGCCGCGATCGACGAGGGCGGCGTCACCGTGGAGAGCACAGCGCCGGTGAGCTTGCTCCGCGCCTCGATCGTCGAGGCGGACTGGTACCCGATGTAGAGCCGCGTGTCGTCGACCGCGAGCACACCGGTGGTGCTGACCGCGGTGGCGGACACCGCGTTCCAGGAAAGGCCCGCGGTGTCGGCGGGTCCGGTCTCGCCCGTGGCGTCGCGCCCGTCGCTGGCGTTCAGCGCGCGCAAGTTGGCCAAGCTGGCATTGCCCGTGGCGGCGCCGGCGACGTACACCACGCGCCCGTCGGTGGCGATGCTGAAGAGCGCGGCGGTCCCGATGGTGTCGTGGACGTAGGACCAGTTCGTTACCCCCGTCGCGAGGGCGAGGCCGCGCACGCCGCGGTTCGAGCCGTCTCGGGCCCCCGCCATGTACACGCGCGCGGAATCGATCGCGACGTCGTGCACCGTGGCGCCGTGGTCGATGACCCAGCGCGACGTCCCCGCGGCGTTGAAGCACTCCACGTAGGTGGAGTAGGCGATCGCCACGGCATCCCCATTCGTCACGACGCGAACGATGTTCCCGGCGTTCGTCTTCGTGTACGTCGTGACCAGGGTACCGCCGGTGCGGTTGTACCGCTTCAGCGTCGTGGCGGTCGCGACGTAGACGTAGCGACCGTCGCACGCGATGTCGACGACCGCGGCGCCGGCGGCGATGGTGGCGAGCGAGGTGCCGGGGAGGCTGCCGAAGTCGTACTCGACGAGCTCCGCGGAGTCGCCGACGGTGACGGCGGCCACGAGCTCTTCGAGGGTGTCGTACTGCTCGACGCGGCCCTCGAAGTAGGCGATCCACTCGCCGACGGTGTTGAAACACCAGTTCAGCCACGCGGCGAGCAGCGGGATCGTCGAGGGGAACCCCGAGGAACGCGAGGGTTCCGGGGGCTGCGACACGCTGGCGCCGCCACCGTAGGCCCAGCGGAAGAGGAGGGAGGGCTTCGTGGGCATAGGACCTCTATTCCAGGGGGAGGATGAGACGGGAGAGCGGGCCGACGTCGAGCCCGGTGCTGCCGGGATCGCTGTCGAAGCCGACGTGACCGGGGACGGTCTCGATGACCGTCATGTGGCGGCCCCCGGGGCGGGCCTGCTCCAGGAGGCGGGACACGCGGCGGCGCATGGCCTCGCCCATCCAGGAGGTGCGCTCCACGACGAGGTACAGCCCCGCCGGGAAGTTGTCTTCGTGCCAGACCCGGACGTTGGGCTCCGTGCACGTGTCGAGGATCTCGAGCAACTCGTCGATGGTGGATGCGGTGCGGTTCACCAGCATCCGGGCCTGGATGAACGGGCGGTAGTCGTTGTCGGAGAGCGGGCCGCGTTGCTCCCCGACGATCTCCCCCCACTGGTCCAGGGCGTCGCCGCCGGCATCTTCCAGCGTCGTGGAGACGAGGAGGTCGAAGGTCTGGTCCTCGTGGAGCTGCGCCCCGGTGGCAAGGGCGCGGGTGAGCGCACGGATGCGGGGGCGGTCCCAGGCGCGGAGGAGACGGCTCTCCGCGCGCGACGCCCAGTCCGGGATGTACGTGAGCTCGGTGGTGGCGGTGCTGGCCATCAGCTCACCGCGTGGGTGCCGAGCACGGGCTGCTCGTCGGCGTCCATTGCCACCGGCGAGGCGCCGCCGTCGAGCAGGATGCTGGTGACGTTCCGCACCCCGGTAAGCGTCATCGCCAGCGCGATCAGCGGGGACGGGTACACGGTGTCACCGGGGCCCAAGGTGAGGAAGTAGTCCTCGACCAGGGCCTGGAGCGACGCGGAGACATCCGCGGCGGTGTACCCGGGGAGCATGGCGAGCACGAACGCCACGTTCACCGCGGTGTCGGCGGCGAGGTAGTAGCGGACGGTCTCGCTGCGGGTGTCGCGCTTCGTCACGGTCCCGGTCTGGTCGCCGCTCCACTGCGTGCCGGCGCCGGTCTTCGAGTAGATGGCCTCGACGAGGGCGGCCTTCACGGTGGTGCCGATGTCGTCCGGGGCCACGATGCAGGCGATGCTGTACGGGGACACGGAGACACCGGAGCTCGTCGCCGTGGTCTCGGTTTTGTTGTCGAGCACGACGGCGCCGGTGATGCCCTCGACGCCGAGGATCGCGGAGAGGATGGCCGCGGTGTTCGTGCTTCCCGCCGCGGCGAGGCGGCGCTGGCGGCGCGCGCGGAGGGCGGCGGGGGTCTCGCGGTCCTGGCCAGGCGTCGCCGCCGCGGCGTTGGTGACCGAGGTCCAGCCCGCCACCGGGGTGACGATGGCGTCGATCTGCCCCGCGGTCGCGGTGACCTCCCCCTTGTCCTCGGCGCGCGCCGTGACAGTGCACGTCCCCGACGCGATGGTGCCGTCGCTGGTGATGATCCACCGCGTGGTGCCCGCGGGGCCGCCGCCCTCGACGATCTTGCCCTGGGTGATCACGGTCCCGTTCGTCCCCGAGCACGTCAGCGTCGCGGTGCTGTACGTGGCCTCTTCCCACACGACCCCGACGAGGAGGCAGAGGTTGGCGAGGTGGATGCCGGTCGCGTTCGCCAACGAGCGGGAGTCGTAGACGGCCTGATTCGCCTCGGCGAGCTGCCCGAGCAGGTACGCCATGATCTCGGTGATCTGGCCGAGGAAGACGTCGCGCTCCCAATCCGGGAGCTGCGTGAACCCCAGCGTGACGAGCTCGGCTTCGTACATGCTCCGGATCAGGGTGAGGTAGTCGGCCTGCCGCGGCGCGGTGTAGCCCTCGGCGGTGAGTCCGTACGTCGTCGTCATGGCTACACGGGTCCCGCGTGGCCGAGGACGCCCCCGACCATGATGGAGAGGTTCCCGGCGCGGCCGGGGGGCGTCACCACGACAGGGATGCGGTCCCCGGTGGTGGTGGTGGCGGTCATCGTGATGGAGACGGCATCCCCGGTCTGCGACCAGGCGAGGTCATCGATCTGTTCGACGCCGGGGGTGGCGAGGATGTCGAGCGCGAGCAGCGCGGCGAGCCCCTCGAGGTCGACGGGCTTCTGCCCGAGGTAGTCCGTCCAGGGAATGCCGGCGCTGGTGTCCAGGGGCCAGTCCCCGCGGTGTGTCGCGACGCGGGCGCGGATGCGCTGCGCGATGATCTCGACGCCCTGGACGTGACGCGTGAACGCGGGGAGGTCGCCGTCTGCGCCCATGAGGATGTCGGGGGAGAGCGCGTTCATTTCGCCTTCACCTTGGTGGCGGCGGTGGTCGAGGGCCACGACGAGAGCGCCGCGATGAGCGCGGCCTTGAACGAGGCGCCGCCGTCGCCGGCGATGACCGGGGCCGCGGTGATCGCCGTCTTCAGCGCGGTGAGCTGCGTCTCGACGAGGGAGGCGAGCGCGACGAAGTCGGTGGCGGTGTTGTCCCCGAGCAGCACGAGCGGGGCGCGGATGACGCGGGCCGAGGCGTGGAGCCCCGCGGCGGGGACGACCTCGGCGGCGGCGAAGCTGCGGAGGCCGGGGAGGAACACGGCGTCGGTGAGGTCGTGGCGCCGGGGGTCCTGGGGCTCCGAGGTGGTGCCCCCCGCGGAGAGCCACTCGTCCATGCTGCGGCTCGTGATGACGACGAGGCCGCTGCTGCCCGCGGCGAGGGGCCAGGTGTCGGAGTAGTCGGGGCCGCCCCCGGGGACCGCCACGGGGACCCCGGGGATATCGGGGGCCCGGTACAGGACCGGTGGCCCCCCGTTGGGATCGGCGCGCCGGAACGAGGGGGCGATGCGGATCACGGCGCGCTGCGCGGCGCTGTCGTAGCTCACCACCGTGCCCGGGTACGCGACGTGCACAGAGGCCGCGGCGAGGCGGACGAGGTCGCGCGCGTTGCTGGTTTCGTCCGGTTCGGCCATGCCGTGAGTCTACCCCGTCTGCTACGAATCGTAGACGCGGATCTACCCGTTACAGCGGCGCGCCGCGCGCGGTGACGTAGAACTCCGTGCTCCACCCGGAGTCCCCACGGAACTCCACGTCGGTGGCGACGTAGTCCCCCGTGATCTGCTCGGAGACCACGCGGAACGGCTTCCCCGGCCGCAGCGTCGGGGCGAGCAGCGCGGTGACCTCGACGCCGTCGTCCGTGGGGGCGGGGCTGCCGATGAGGTTGCCGGCGCCGGCGGAGAACACCACCGCGGTCTCCCCGGTGCTGCCGCCGATCGCCCAGACGTGGAGGGCGCCGTCCCGGATGCCCCAGCGCGCCCGCGAGATCGAAGCGACGCGGTCGAGCTGGTCCGCGGCGCGGCCCACCAGGGCGAGGCCGTAGGGGAAGCTGACGGTGGAGACGACGGCGTCGACGTTGCCGAGGGGGAGCCCCAGCGCGTCGGCCAGCGCGGCGAAGAGCTGCCCGCTGGTCGTCGCGGTGCCGTAGCTCTCCGCGACGCGACTCGTCGTGTAGGCGCGGCCGCCGTCCTGCGCCTCGATGGAGAGGATGCTGTCGGGGCCGCTCCGCGTGAACTTCACGCCGCCGGGGATCGGCTCGCCCTGAAACACGAGGCGGGGGACGCCGCCGTCGCTGTCGTAGCCGACGAGGAGACGAACCACGGCGGCGGGGTCCTGCATCGCGGCGAGGGCCCAGGGCCCCGTGTTGTAGACCTCGATCTTCGCCTTGTTCGGGGTGCTGTCATCCGACATCCGGACGTGGAACGCCACGCGGAGGTCGCGGATCTCGCGGCCTCCCGTGGTCGTGGTCCCGAGCTGGAGGACGACGCGGCGCCCGAAGATGCGCATGGATTACGCGCTCACCGTGGCGGACACCGCGGCGTGGTGCGCTTCCTCGAGCGAGGGCCACGCCACACGCTCCTGGAGCGCGGGCCGGATCGCCGCGAAGGCACGGGCCTGGAGGCGGCCCCCGTCGCGGGTGACGAGCTCGTCGCCGACCTGCACCATCCAGCGGTCCGCGTACTCCCCGGCCGTGGCGCAGCGCACGAGGCGACGCGCGGTGCCGCGGTGGGCGGCGCCGCCGACGTGGAGCGCGATGGCGAGAAGGCCGCCGTAGGGGTCCGGGGGAGTGGCGGCGGCGGCGGCGAGCGCGGCGGTGAGGCGTTCGACCTCGAGGCAGAGCTCTTCGTGCGTCATGGTGTCGAGGCTGGATCGGGACATGGTGGGCGTGCTCCGGGTCAGGGAATCGAGATGGTGAGGCCGAGGTCCGTGCTGGTCCGCGCGGGGAGATCCGCGGAGGGCCAGAACACGATGCGGACGCTGCCGCCGAGGTCGGCGCGCTCGAACTCCGCGGGGCCGCGCACGAAGAGGATGCCGTCAGGGGCATCCACCCCGGTGAGGCCGAGGCCGAGGCCCCACTGCGTCGTGACGCGCTGCCCGAGCCAGACCGGGACGCCGGCGGCGGTCCAGAGGTCGGCGTACCACCCCGCGGTGCGGTCCCGCCACGTGAGGCGCAGCGTGTACTGCTCCGCGCCGAGGGTGACGACCTGGCGCGACGCGGGGAGCTCGGGGTGAACCGTGAGGGTCTGTCGCATCTACGCTCCCAGCCAGTCGACGATCTCGGCGAGATAGCTGCGGTCGTCGTCCTCGGCGGCGTCCTCGGCGGCGCTGCTCGCGACGCTCTGCGGCGTCACGGTGCCCGTCGTGCCGGTCGTCGTCGTGGT